CTACTGTGATAATGATATCTACATAGAGCCTGTGATATATGAGAGCTACCTCACCACTACTATGCTCATAGAGAAGTTAGGCACCCTAGGGATAGAGCAGACCGTAACCATCCTAGCAGATTACTCACGTCCAGAAATCATCCAAGAAATGAACATAGCAGGGTATGATGTCCAGAACGCAAACAAGGTAGTGAAGAAAGGCATAGACAACCTTAAGACCTTTGGGGTAATATGCCAGGATGATAAGGCAGTGAAGAGAGAGTATGAGAATTACAAATGGAAGAAGATAGGGGACTTCATAACAGATGAGCCTGTCAAATTATTTGATGATGCTATGGATGCAATAAGATATGCCACTACTCACATAAGGCAGGAGTATTACACTGATGATAGTTACTATGCATTCTGATACGATACATAAGATGCAGGTGGTGCAGGCATACATCCATCACAAGACTGGCAAGAGGGTGCAGATAGTATTCAATAATCCTATGAGGATGCAACAGCATCTGATGATGCTAGATCATGCATACATGGTAGCCATGGGTGGCTTTAAAAACAATAACAGTAATGAAGCTAATATAGGTAAAGACAAGTAATGGCATTAGTAGCACAAGCAACCCCACAAGTAATAGTCCCTGCATATAACCCTGTTAAGTATATCTACAGCTCATCTAATGTAGCACTGCAAGGTTTCAAGTTTATCTATGATATCTATCAGAGTGGTACCTTAAATAAGATAGCAGAGTACAGGGTGCTACCAACTTATGGCACTGGCTTTGGGGAGATAGATCTATCGAAGCTGTTACAAGCCAAGGTAAGCTATGACCTTAACCTGACAAACACCTCAGCATATAACGCCACTAACAGCCACTACAAATATGATGTAAGGATAGGGGAGGAGTATCTTACTACCACTCTATATACTGCAGCACTTACTCAATGGGTAACAGCTCCCTATGCAGGTAGGGTAAGAATAAACGTAGCTAACACCTTCATAGTAGGTGATCAGATTAATATCACTCAAGTCGATCTAGGTGTAGCCAACCCTAACTTAGAAGGACTCTTCACTGTGCTAGTAGCTAACCCTGCTTACATCGTGGTTAACAGCTTATGGACTTTGGTAACCAATGCTAATATAGATGGAGCTATCACCTATGCAGATGGGAGAAAGACAGTAAACAGAAACCTAGCTCAACAGCTTAACAAGTATGTGTTTAATGGTGCTATAAAATGGGCTGAATGGCCTAGCTATAACTATCAGGACTTCATGCTCAATGGTATCTTTGATAGGTTCCTGACTAGCTACCCATCAGGTAATAAAAATATGTACGCTACCCTGTCTCAGGATATGTGGGTGAACTGCATAGCTAATGGATCACCTACCCCTCCAGATACAATGGTATTTAGTAATGATGGTGGTAACATCTTTGAAAAGAACGTAACAGCTTTGGACCATGTGAGTGGTGTATCAGTAGGGCCTAACAACTTTGGGGTGCTTACTTTGGTATCAGGATCAGGTAACTTGATAGAGCCTACCACTGAGTACTATGACTTCCACTATGAACGTAATGGGGTGATAAGCTCAGCTAGATATAGAGTAACACTAGATAGAAGGATCCGCACCACTGAGTACAGCATCTTATTCTTAGATCGCATGGGCTCATGGAACAGCTTTGCCTTTAGCCTTAACAGCTATGAGAAAGGTAACGTAACACGTGAGCAATTTAATCAGGATGTCCCTGGCTTTATCAATGGCAGTAATCAATGGGACTATGAGCTAACTGACAGAGGTATGACTAATACTTACATAAGCACTGAGAGCACAATAGATCTAGCTACCAACTTCATGACTATGGATATGGCTAACTACTTCACTGAGCTAATCTCATCACCCTTCACTTATGTAAAGCAAAGTAACTATGCTGCAGATTGTGATGAGCCTGAGAGCACTGAGTATATCAGCTGTAACATCATGACATCAGACTACCAGGTATACAACCAACGCAACAAGAATTTAATTAAGCAGAACGTAACTATAAAGCTAGCTAATAACAATATCGTAAATGGTTAAGATACAACTAAGCACAGGCTTCCTAGATGTCAAAGAGGGCACTGCCTTTCCTTTGAATTTTCAAGTAGGAGATATCAGGGATATTAGTAAAAGACAAGGTAACTTCTCTAAGACCATTACACTTACTGGTAGTAAGAATAATAACAACTTGCTTAACCACTACTATGATGTGAATATAGTGGAGGGCACCTTTAACATTAATGCTCTTACTACCTGTGCAGTTATTCAGGATGGCATACCAATAATGGAGGACTGCTCAATGCAGTTGACAGGGGTGGTAAAGACTCAGCTCACAGATGGATATGAAGAGCATGTAACGTATGAGGTACTGATCAAAGATAGCAAAGCAGATTTCTTTACAGCCATCACTAACAAAGAATTAACTGATATAGACTTCTCAGACTTTGACCATCTTTATAGTGCTAGTAATGTAATATCTAGGTTCCCTAATACAGTAGCTAATGGATATAAATACTTTCTCCCTGCATCAGGTGATAACAGTTATAATGTAAACGAATTTAAGCCTGCAGTATTTGCTAAGACTTACTTTGATAGGATCTTTGAGGATGCTGGCTTTACCTACAACTGGCCTACTTTGTCTTATGATAGATTTGATAAGCTCTTCATACCTTACAATGGTGAGATAGATAATTTAGATTATCAGGATTATGTAGTGGAAGCTAACAGGACAGCATTTGTTACACCATCCATAGGAGCTGCTGCAGGTAGATCAGAAATAAAACAAGCTAGTGCTGTAACTATAACAGGGTGGACTGAAATAGATGATATACAAAATTTATATAATCCATTAACAGGTGTATATACTGTTCCTATTGCAGCCCCTCCTAATTTAGCATCTTATTATGAGTATACGATTAAGATACAATATACTATACGTATAACTAATTTTAACCCTGGTACAGTGTACTCACAATATATATCAGGACCAGGTGCAGCACTTCCTTTATTTAGGCCTGCTCTAATGATAAAAAAGAATGGTGCTCAAATGAGTTACACCCCTATATATACTAATCCATCAGCACAGGCTGTATCTCATGGTAATTATTTTTATGGTCCACTTACTTTGCCTACTGGTAACACTGATATATTTACGGGTAACGTACTGGTTACTATCCCGAATAGTGGAGTAGTTGTAGGTGATCAGTTAACTTTAAGTATAGCATGTGATATGTTCCCTGTGCAGTCTAATACATTTGGCTCTACAAAGTGGGTGCAATCTTTAGGAGGTGCTATTACACCAGGCAGTACTTTGCCTATGAGAATTACAGTTAATGATATAGAATTAAAGATACTACCTAGTAGTAACACTATACCATTTGGTGGTAACATACAGGTTAATGATTACGTACCTAAAAAGATAAAGCAAAGCGACTTCATTAAGGGTATCTTTAACATGTATAATCTATATGCTCAGGTAGATAGTAGCCAACCCAACAAGCTAAACATAATACATAGAGACGCTTTCTATGATAGTGGTGCTGAGGTAGACTGGACTAGTAAGTTGGCTAAGGATCAAGAGCAGAACTTATCTTTTCTCCCTGAGCTTACCTCTAAGAAACTTATACTAACATACGCTCCTGATAAGGATAGCCCTAATGAAGTTTATACTAATGCTACTAACACTATCTATGGACAAGCTGAGGTGGTATTTGATAATGAGTATGTAAAAGATGTAACTACTAAGCCTGTACTCTTTGGACCTACTCCTGTAATACGTACACCATTCAATGCTTATGTGCCTATGATAGCAGGTGCAGCACCTCAGACTAATCTAAGGATCTTATATGATGGTGGTATGTCAGCATGCAGTGCTTACAATATATATGATATACAATATCCAGGAGCAAATTTTGGGATAACAAATATAGTAACCTATCCAATATCAGGGCACTTTGATAACCCAACTACCCCAACCTTTGATATCAATTTTGCAGTATGTGATTTCTATTATTACAATTTACTTAGCCCAACAAATAACAACCTGTACAATAGATACTGGAGGCGTACAATGGGACAGATTAATAATGGTAAGATGCTCACTGCTATGTTTAATCTTAAGGAGCCTGATATCCAAAAGTTAAAACTAAATGATAAGATACGAATAGATAATTCATGGTGGAATATCAATAAGGTAATTGACTATGATGCCAACGCTAACAAGCTCACTAAGGTAGAGCTCATCAGTATAGATAGTGAGATTAACTTTGCACCATTTATTAACTCATCAGGTCTAGGTGTAGGGCTTCCTGCTCTTAGTGGGATGGCTCAATCAGGTATGCATACTGTTCTAAACACTAGAAGCCTTTATCAGAATGTTATTACTAATGGAACTACAGCTAATGTGGTAGGTAGAAATAATACTATAGGTAATGATTTAAGAGTAATAGTAGCTACTGATGGTGCAGTGATAGATAGCAATGGGATATGGGTAGATGATTTACACGTACTTAATACTATCAATGGTAGAGTAATAGATCCTGTACCTTATAGCTATTTAGCTAACTTAACTCAGGCAGGATTATTAGATCCTATAGCACAAGTTAAAACTGACAGCTTAGGTGGTGTTACCTGGACTAGAACAGGGGTAGGTACTTATGAGGGGTACTTAGATAACTATGAGCCATCAGGTATCTCTAGCACTAATGTGCCTACCATCATGATTAACAATGTAAACTTTGACGGGGTAATCTCAGCACAATACTCCACAAGCTCTAACACTGTATCAGTTACTACCACTCAAATAGGGGTAGGCTTTGTAGATGGATACTTAGACGGCACCACAATAGAAATTAAATACTACATATAAAATGAACGAAGTAGAAATACCCATAAAAGTCTCTGGCCTCGGTGCCATTAAAGCAGAACTAAAAGCACTCAAAGGTGAGATAGCTAATGCTACAGATCCTGCAGATATTGCTAGACTGTCTGAGGCAGCAGGGCAGTTATCAGATCAGATAAAGGATGCTAATGAGGCAGTAGCTGTATTTAGTACAGGCTCAAAATTTGAGCAGGTGAGTAATGGCTTAGGTGGTATTAAGGACAGCTTAATGAGTCTAGACTTTGAAGAGGCAGCAAGTAAAGCTAAGACCTTCTCTACAGCTATGAAGGGAGTGGATCCAAAAGTGCTAACTGCAGGTATGGGAGCTTTGACTAAGACAGTAACAACCTTAGGTAGTACATTCTTAAAGCTAGGAGCTCAGTTACTTATGAATCCAATATTTTTATTGGTAGCTGTAATAGTTGCTATTGTGGTAGCTATTGTTTTGGTAATGAAAAAATTTGGTGTACTCCAGGTAGTAATAGATGCTTTACTGCTTCCACTTAATTTACTTATCAAAGGCTTTGAGATGCTTACCGATTGGATGGGCCTTACTGATAATGCAGGTGAGGAGATGGGCAAGAATGAGCTTGAAAGAATAGACGAGCAAATAGCAGCAAATGAAAAGAAATCTCAAATCTTAGGTGATGCTAACAAGAAAGAGATGGGAGATTATGATAGGAAAATTGCTTTGGCTAAAGCTGAGGGTAAAGATACCTATGAATTAACCAGGGCTAAGATTAGAGCATCCATAGCTTATCAAACAGAACAGATTAAAACAGCTATGCTCACAGTGAAACAAATGAAGCTAAACATAGCTGAACTTGCTACACTAAACATCTCAGAAGAGGATAGGAAAAAACGCATAGATGAGTCTACTAAGGCAATGGATAATGCTAATAAAACTATCAATGATATGGGTGAGGCTAGGAGAAACAGCCTTAATGAATACAAGATACTTGAGATAGAGCAGCAGAAGAGAGATGCTGAGAAGCCTAAGAATGAAAAGAAAGGTACAGCAGGAACTAAAAATACTTTAAAGGAAAGGTTAGATGATATCAAAGAACACAATGCAGAAAAGTTAAAGCTAGAGGATGAGACAACCAAAAGCATATTAGCTCTAATGGAGAACGGTATAGATAAAGATATCGCCATCAGAAACCAGGCCTTTGCTGATTATCAAAAAACTTTCATAGATGATAAATTAAAGAAAGAAATAGCTGGACTAGATAAAGAATTTTTAGCAAAGAAATTAACAGAGGAACAGTACAACCAAAAGTTAGCTGAGCTAAGATTAACAGCCACTACTAAACTAAGTGCAGAGGAATTAGTAGTATTAAAAAATGCAGAGGAATTAAAAGATAAAGAATTAAAAGCTATTAAAGATACCTATGCTCAGAACTTAATCAATGGTGATCTAATGATCGCTGATGCTAAATTCAATGCAATGGAGGAAGGCTTTGAGAAAGAACAGCTAGCACAAGCTGAGGGGTACAATAAGTTAAGAGCAGATGCACTGGCTAACATCACCTTAACAGAAGAACAAAAGAAAGAACTAGTAGCTATCTATGATGAGCAGGAGAGAGCACAGAAGGCAGCACAAGAAGCTGAAAGGGTGAAGGCTCAGCAGGATCTATTACTATCTATGCAGGATGAGGTAACTAAGCAAAAGGAAGCTGAGAACGCTCAGTATCTTTTGGATATAGAAACTGCCAACGGTAACTATGAGACCTTAGAAGCTCTAGCCAAAGCTCATGCAGAGAGACTAGCTAACATAGATATAGAGGCTTCTAATGCTAAGGTAGCAGAAGCACAAAAAGAAAGGGATGCAAAGCTAACACTAGCTAAAGATACAGTAGATGGTCTAGCTAACCTAGGTGGTATGCTTATTAAGGACCAAAAGAAACTAGAGAAGTTTAACAAGGCTAGTGCCCTTATTCAAATAGGTATTGATACTGCTAGAGCTATTAGTGCTTTGGTAGCTGCTTCACAAAGTAACCCATTGAATGGTGTCACGTTTGGTGCTGCAGGTATTGCACAATTTGCTAGTGGTATTATTCAGATAGCTACCAATGTAGTTAAGGCTAAACAGATACTATCATCTCCAGGTGCAACCCCATCAGCAGGTGGTGGAGGTGGTGATGCAGGTGGAGGAGGAGCTACCTCAACAGCCACAGCTTTACCTCAGGCAGCACAACTATTTGGAGGTGCTAACACAGGTGGAAGTATGAGTGCAGGAGGTAACTCTAGTGAGTCAGGTAATATGACTGTAACAGCTGTAGTATCTGAGACTCAAGTAACATCCACACAACAAAAAATAAACCGTATAAATAAATCAGCAGAACTATGAACAGTTTACAAGCCATAACAAACCACATCACAGCTTTCTATACAGCACATAAGCAAGTATTCAAAGTGGGTAGTGATTTCAAAGAGCAGCTTTACAACTTTGCTACTCAGGATGAGAAGTACCCCCTGATATATATTGTGCCTAGTGGAGTGATACCAACTGAGAATACTACAGAGTTTAGCTTTGATATATTCTGCTATGATATCATACAAAAGGATAGAGCTAACATCATAACTATTCTTAGTGATACACAACAGATCCTTAATGATTTGTACATCTATTACATGGATAGCACTGACTATAGCTTTGATGTGGTAGGAGTGCCTACCTTTACACCTTTGAATAATGATCTACTAGATTACGCTGCAGGATATCAGATGTCTATCACTCTTACAGTTAATGACTGGACAGATTGTGCTGTGCCGATTTAAACATTTGAGATTAATAATATAATATAGGTATGGCTAATGGATGGTGGGGCTCATGGAGGCCTAATCTACCTGCTCACACAGGTGACTTACAGGCAACAGATTTGATAGAGTGTACTTCCATTATAGGAGGGCTTCCTGTCAATACTGCTATTACAGGTACTCAGATAATAAACGCTGCTAGTGGTGGTGCTGCAGTATGGGGTGGTATCACAGGAACGCTATCAGCTCAGACTGATTTACAAACTACACTAGATACTAAGTCTACCAATAAGCTAACACCAATAGGAACTAATATAACAGGCACAACGGCATTAAGTATTAGTGCAAGTGCTTTGCTACCTGCTAATACTTTAGTAGTGGGTAAGCCTTGTATGATACATTTAAAGGCAAGAGGATTAAGAATAGGAGTTAGTGCTTTAGCTACTATTACTTTTGGTATGTATAGGAATACTAGTGTATCTACAACAGGGGCAACATTTATAGGTAGTAACACAATTACATCAGGTGTTAAAATGATACAATTTGAAAGGCATTTATTTTGGGATGGTGCAGGAAAAATAGGAGCTGTACCTGGTGCTACTTTAAATAGTGATATGCTTAATACTTTAAGTTACAGCGAAACAATAATTAACCCTGCAGTAAATAACTACTTTTTATATTCTGTAACTTTGGCTAATGCTTTAGATACAGGTCAAATACAATGGGGCTTACATATACTATATATTTAACTAATGGGTAGATACGCAAACACAGGTGAATTTAATGTGCTATATCCTACACGTAGGAGGATGGCAAACATCCTTAAGAGAATAGTAGATGCTGAACTAGAAGATCCTGAAGGCACACTAGTAAGCTCAATAAGGATTAATGCTAAGGTTACAGGCTTTGAGAAGCTAGAGATACAGATAGTAGCAGCTTATTACTTTATATTTCTTAATAATGGGGTGCCAGAAACTGCTAACCAATATGGTAAAAATGGGGGTAGGATTGCACCTAGAGATTTTGTAGATAAGTTTACTATTGCATTAGCAAGCTCAGGTATTACTACTGAAATATATGATCAGTACTTAGAGTGGTTAAATAAGAGATATCCTATATTAGAAGCTGTGGCAGTAGCTGAAAAAAATAGAAAATTAGTATATACATTTGAGGCACTATTTGCACCTCCAGGATTTGTCCAGGGAACGCCCTTAGATGTCTAACTCTTTTTTCATACCCATCATATTGAATACGTAGGTAAGGGGTAGTCCTCCTATCTTATCAGATTTAGTAAGATCATTATTACATAGGCCGTATATCATACGCTCCCAACTCCACTTACTATCTTTCTTAGTATCCTCCTCCTCTTTCAGCTCTTCAGGTGTGAGCTCTGCTTTCTCTTCTGGTGTTAGCTCAGGTAACTCATCACCTTGGAATAAGTTTTGGTAGGTCTTTACAAAGTTTTCTCTGAACTTTAGAAACTCATTAATGATACCATACACATCTGTGATGGGTAGATCTAGAAACTTATCAGCTCTTATAGTGCAGTCATATTCATAAGGCTCTAACACCTCCTCACCCCACTCATTTACTTTACTTTGCCTATACAGTACACCACAAATATTAGCAAGGTTTTTAATATAGTTAGTGGTGAAATAATAATCTAGATCTATGTACTCATATAGGCACAATTTATTAAAGGGCTTAACCTTCATACCTAGAAGCTCTGACTTGTATTTATTAGATGGCTGTGATAGTGCCCACTTGCACTCATCTATATAACCTTTGAGCTCATCAATATCCATATCCTCAATAGACTCAGGGGGCTCATCTGTGATGATAGAAAGTATCTCACTATTATAATGATAAGCCCCTAGCTCTTTATCTATCTCAGCAATCTCCATGAACTGCTCAAGAGTTACCTCACTCCACTGCTTCGGTAGGTACATTCTCTACTTGGTTTTTTACCTTGTTAGCCACAAACATAATGTAAGGGATGCATAACTCTGCTTTCAACTTTCTAATGTGCTTAGACTTTAGCTTAAGGTGAGCTTCTGCATAGTGCTCTGTATTAGTCAAGTGATCTGCTTTAAACATCACAGCCATCATATCTGATATGTATCCCTTCTGTTTGTGGATGGCAATCTTTTCTATTAGCTTTGTTTCACGTACTGTTAGCTTAAGCTCTGCAGTATATGTGTATCCATCCAATTCTAAAGTAGTTACAGCTTCCTGATTTGGCATTGGATCCTGAGCAGAATTAAACTCCTTAACAATCTCTATAAATTCTGAGATATCAAAGTCAAAAAATTCCTTTTCAGGGATGCCTAAATAATCAAAGATTTGCAGATGCCTATCCACAGGATCTATCTCTTTATTATTGTTAATATCTGTAATTGCTTCGAACTGCTCAATAGTCAGCTCTTCAATTTTGTTGGGAATTTCCCTTCCTAAAATAGTTACCATAGTTAATTTTTTTTACAAATATATGAATTATTATAATATAGGTATGGCTAAAGATAAACTACCTGTTTACAAAATTACTATAGATCCTGAATACTCTGAAAATGGGGAGGATCTAGGTATAGAACAAATAGCTTTTACATCCACTCCTGCTATCAAAGTAATGGGTATGGCTTTCAATAGTCAGGTTAAGCCTATGATCTTTACAGATGATGTTAAGTATCGTATAGTAGCACCGGCTCTTATCCCTATGGAGATCTATCGCAAGGATGATGAGGATAACAAAGAGTACTATGTTAAGTTTACTATTGAGGAGATAGAGAAAATACATGCAAAGTTTATGCGTGATATGAGTAACAAGGATCTTTTTAACCTAGAGCATGATACTGAGAAAACTGTACCTGCTTATGTATTGGAAGCTTGGATAGTAGATACTCCCAAAGAGGATAAAGCTTATTCTAGTTTTGGCATAGAGGTACCTGAGGGCACTCTAATGGTAACAGCCCAGGTAACAGATAAAGAATACTATGCACAACTGGTAGCAGATGGGCAGGTAGGTTTCAGCATAGAAGGATATCTAGGCATGAAGCTCAAAGAACAGCAACAACTTAAACTAAATAATATGAATAAATTACCTGATGGTGAACACTTAATTGACGGCA